TGGCTCAGATAGCGGGTTCAGAAATCCGGATGATTGACTTTTACGAGAACAACGGCGTAGGACTCGACAATTATGTGAATTGGTTAAGGCATAATGGGTGGGACAAAGCCGAGCAAATCCTACCTCACGATGTACAAGTGCGGGAACTCGGGACGGGAAAAAGCCGACTAGAGGTTTTAACCGATGCTGGATTAAACATTCGTGTAGCCCCGCGCATGGGGGTTGATGATGGCATCCAAGCGGTACGAAGGCTTCTCCCGCGATGCTGGTTCAATGTGCCAAAGGTCAAGCAAGGACTAGACGCACTCAGAAACTACCGGAGGGATTACGATGAAAAGCGGAAAATCTTTTACGAGCGACCACTTCATGATTGGAGTAGCCATGCTTCTGATGCTTTTCGCTACTTGGCAATCGGTCTAAACGAAACCTCCGGCTGGTCAAAGATGCCCACTCAAAATGTGAAATGGATTGTGTGATGGACGAAAACAAACTCAAATCAATCATCGATGCGGAGATTTCCAACAGTCTCGGCTATTTGGAGACCGAAACCACTGAACAGCGTAGGGAAGCACTGCAAGCCTATTTGCGGCAACCATACGGCAATGAGGTAGAGGGCAAGTCTCAGATTGTCACGGGTGAGGTTGCAGAGGCCGTAGATGGTTCTTTACCATCATTGGTGCGAATCTTCTCGGCAAGCGATGAGGTGGTTAGGTTTGAACCCCGTGGCCCAAACGATGAGGCCGGAGCAAAGCAAGCCACTGAATATGTGAATTGGGTATTCAATCGTGATAACGAAGGCGTGATTATTCTTCACGATTGGTTCAAGGATGCGCTTCTCCAAAAGGTCGGGGTGGTCAAAGCCTATTGGGAAGATAAAGAAGATGTAATCAAAGAAAAGTACCGTGATCTAACTGAGGACGAACTTGCCATGCTGATGAGCGATGGCACGATGGAGATCGTAGAACAAGACACACAAGAGTTCGATCAGATGACCCCAATGGGGGCGGTGAAGGTCAAGATTCATGCTGTGACCGTCTCAAAGAAACAAAAGACGGGGCGTGTGGTGGTCGAGAATGTTCCACCCGAAGAATTCCTAATCTCTAAGAAGGCTCGGAGGATTGAGGGTTCGCCATTCGTTGCACACCGTAAGCTGATGACCCGCAGCGACTTGATCGCAATGGGCTTTGATGCTGACATTGTGGACGGGATTCCTTCTAGCGACTCACTGACCTACACACCGGAGCGACTCGTTAGGTTCTCCAATGGTGAGCAACCGGATGACTCCACAAGCATGGATGACTCGATGCAGAGTGTGGAAGTGTTCGAGTGCTACCTACGGGCAGACATGGACGGGGACGGTATCGCTGAACTGCGCCAAGTGTTCTATGCTGGCAACGAAATTCTGTCTGACGAAGAATGCGACTATGTGCCATTCCACTCAATCTGTCCGATTCCAATTCCTCATAAGTTTTTCGGTCAATCATTGGCTGACCGGACTACAGACATTCAGCTTCAAAAGACCACTATCACCCGTCAGATTTTGGACAACCTCTATCTGACAAACAATGCTCGGGTGACTGCTGTAGACGGGCAGGTTAACTTAGATGACTTGCTGACAGCTACTGCGGGTGGAGTGGTGCGGATTAAGTCTCAAGGCGCGGTGCAACCATTGAATGTGCCTCCCGTTGCGGGACAAGCCTTCCCGATGTTGCAATATCTTGACTCTGTGGCCCAAAAGCGCACCGGAGTAACAGACGCTTCCCAAGGGCTAGACCCCGCTATTTTGCAGAATGTGACTGCTGCGGCTGTGGCCTCTATGCAAGCTGCTGGAGCGGGTAAGGTAGAACTGATCGCACGAATCTTTGCGGAGACGGGTGTTAAGTCTCTGTTTAAAGGAATTCTGCATCTTCTTTGTAAGTATCAAGACAAGCCCCGCATTGTGCGGATGAGAGGCAACTATGTGGCCTTTGACCCGCGAGAGTGGACGAATCAGTACGATGTGGACATAAATGTTGGTCTCGGTGCTGGAAACCGTCAAGAGCAAATGGCGATGCTTCAAATGGTCTTGCAAAAACAAGAACAAGTATTGGGACAGATGGGGCCATCCAACCCATTGGTGAGCATTGGACAGTATCGGAATACTCTTGGTCGGATGGTAGAAGCGGCAGGTTTCAAAGACAGTGCTGAATTCTACAAAGCCATTCCTCCGGAACTCGATCAGCAATTGAGCGCACCTCCGCAACAGCAAGCCCCGCAGATGACTCCGGAAGCACAAGCGGCAATGGCAAAAACTCAAGCCGACATTCAGAATATGCAGATTAAGGCACAAGCTGATATTCAGTTGGCAAGGGAGAAAGCTGCGGCTGATTTGCAGTTACAGCGCGACAAGTTCCAAGCCGAGATGTTATTCAGAAAGCAAGAGTTTGAAGCAGAGGCCCAATTGAAAGCAATGAAGGTAGGTGCAGGTATTACCTCCAACATTGAGATTCCCGGCTAATACGATACTTTTGCAAAAGGCACAAAGCAATGGAAGTTAAACCATTTTATTCGGGTCGAGCATATTACGATGTAACCACAAATACTGGTGAGAAGTATGTGTTCGTGCCGCAAGAATTTGTGCAAAAAGGTTTTGTGCAAGGTGGGCAACAGTTTTATAGTCCGGGCTTTTTAACGCCCGGAGCAATGGATAGTGCCCAAGCATTTGTTTTGCCAGATGATTCGGCGGTAACTGGTGCAGCAAAATCAATCTACAAAGAACCAACAAAAGGCTTTGTTTGGAAAGCAGACGATTTTAATAAATTAAATTATGATGATTTTTCGTTTATAGCATACGAACCAACTAACACATATGGGACTATCAAAGGATTAACCATAAAAGATGGTGTTCCTTACTACGCACAAGAACCATCGCCCGGTGCTAATTACACATTGTTGGGTAAAGATGGGGTTAGTACAAATACACATATCACTGTAACTCGTAGTGGTGGCGGTGGAGGTGGGTTTTTTGGCGCATTGATGAGGGGCGATGTAGGTGGTGCGTTATCAATGCTTGACCCAACCACTGCTATTAGCCGTGAACTGACAAACCTATATCAACCCGTTGAAAAGACCATAAGCAAAGAACTAGCCCAACTAGACAAAGATTTAAACCTATCCAAAAACGCACCCGCATTGGCTGCAATTGCTTTGAGTGTGGCTGCGCCCGGTGTTGGTTCTGCCATTGGTCAACAAATGATAGCGGCGGGTTTAATTCCGGCGGCTACATCTGCGGCTGTGGCGACTGCTATTGGTACGGGTGTGGCTAACGCTGCCCTACAAGTCGCACAAGGCAAATCAGCGGAGGATGCTCTAAAGGGTGCTGTGGTCGGTGGAGTTGCGGGTTTTGCAGGTGGTCAAGTTGGTGACTATTTGGTGGGCGACCCCGGCGCGGTGAAGAACTTTGTCTCAAGCACTGCGGCAAACATGGTGGCGGGTAAAGACCCCGAGACTGCGGCTAAAACTGCACTTGTCCAAACTGGCATACAAGGCACAGCGGATGTAATCTCCACCGCACAAGCTGAGAAGTATCTTGAGAAACTTCCCATTCCCGACTATTTGAATGTAACTACCCCACCGACAAGCGCAGATGTAATAGCGGCATTTCCGGAGACAAATCCGAATCTAGTTGAAGTAAGTCAACCAAATCTAACCTCAAACGAAATAGATGCGGCACTAAGCAATCTGACGGGTGGCTATACGCTTGGCGGCACAAAAGAGGGCATCACTGCCACAATGCCGATCACAAAGGTAACTGGCACAGAACCCATTGATTACACGCTGAACACCATAACGGGTGGTGAGAGTTTGACGCTGCCAACAAGCCCTAATTTGGAAAGCATGGGCGGTGGTCAAGGGCTAACCGCTGATGTTGTAGGTGGGGTATTGAGCGAAGCGGGACTCACTCCAACGGGTAATGTAACTCTCGGAGACGCAACATCATTTATCAATACTGGTGCTCCGGTAACGACAAATCAAACCTACACCTATGATGATGGAAGCACCATCACGGTTGATAAAGATGGCAACATTGTTAGCTTCACAGAGGCAACCGACACGCCATACACGGGCACTGTTGAACCACCATCAAGCCCACTCACGAAGTCACAAGTCGAAGGACTTATCAAACTCGGCTTAGGTATTTATGGCACATCACAAGTCGCCAATGTGGTGCGTGATGCCATATCTAGCGGAGACGAACAAACGCAGACCGGATTCCCATTCACTCCGAGCGACATATCCGGATGGGCACGACCCGAGTACACACAGACATGGCAAGCACCGCTAGACCTAAACTCACTGTTTACCACTGACAATCTGTTGGGCGGCACTCAATGGGCTGGACTGCAAGGCAACCAATTCGCCAATATCCCGCAAGTTTCAATGTCAGACTTCATATCGAGTATCCAAAATGGAAAAGTTTGAACTTGCCAAAAATCTGCTCTCCGATGAATTCTTCTTAGAAGAAATGGAAGCATTAAAGCAATCTGAATTGCTGAATATAGTTAACTCTGCGCCGGAAGATATTGAAGCGCGAGAACTTGCATATTTAAAAATTCATGCTTTACAATCAATTAAAGGCCACTTTGAATCAATCGCATCCACAGGGATAATTGTGAAAAAGCGGTGGAAGATTTTGTAGTCGTTGACTACACCGTGGCACTCGGTAAGTGCTGACAAAATGGGTTAGAAATGAGTGATAACACGGCTCCGCAAGGAAGTGAATCGCTGAATGTGGAACAAGCTGCTTCTGCATTCTTTGGGTTAATGGACTCTGAACCGAACGCCGAAGGCCAAGTCGAACAGAGTGCAGATTCAGAGAATGAGGAAAGCGTTGATTCCGAGTTGGTGGATTCTGAAGAAGTTGAGCAAGAGAAAGCGAGCACTTTCCGTGTCAAAGCGGCAGGGGAAGAACGCGAAGTAACTCTTGACCAACTTATTGAGGGCTATCAACTTGGGGCCGACTACACAAAGAAAACCCAAACGCTTAGTGAACAACGCCGCGCTGTGGAAGCAGAACGGTCGAAGATTGACGAAGCAAACAAGGTAAGAGATCAGTATGCTCAACGCTTGCAGATGATGGAACAATTCCTAACTCAGCAAACGAAGGGTGAGAATTTGGATGCTCTAAAGGAAAGTGACCCCATCGGGTATGCGGTTAAGGTAGCAGAAAAGCAGCAACGCAATGAACAACTTGCGGTCTTGAAGGCAGAACAACAACGCATTGCACAACAGCAACAAGCGGAACACTCTGAAAAACTTCAAAGCCATATTGCTCAAGAAAGCCAAAAACTTTCTAGTTCTATACCCGGCTACGCAGACCCTAAAGCTGGCGACCAAATCCGCAAGGATATTCGGGACTACGCCAAGTCGATAGGGTGGACTGACCAAGAGTTAGCCAATGTCTATGATTCTCGCGCTGTATTGAGTTTGTATCACGGTATGAAGTATTCCTCTTTGCAAAAGGGCAAGCCGGAGTTATCCAAAAAGGTAACCGAAGCACCCCGAATGATTAAGAGTGGAGTTTCCCAACCGAGAGACAATCAAGAACAGCACAAAAAAGCAGCGGCGCAATTGCGTAAGACCGGAAAAATCCGAGATGCCGCAAGTGCGTTTGAACGGTTCGTTTAATTTAAGGATTCAATCATGGCAACCTACCAAACCTATACCTCCATTGGTCAACGGGAAGATCTGTCCGATGTGATCTATTCAATCTCCCCCACCGACACGCCTTTCATGTCGTCCATTGGTAAGGGCAAAGCAACCGCTACCAATCACGAATGGCAAACCGATGCTCTCGCATCTGCCGTTTTGACCAACGCAGCAGTCGAAGGCGATACCGCTTCTGACGCCACCATTGGCGTAACCACTCGCGTGGGCAACAAGTGTCAGATCAGCCAAAAGACCGTGAAAATCTCCGGCACTTTGGAAGCTGTGGACAAAGCCGGTCGCAAGTCTGAGAAGGCTTACCAATTGGCTAAAGCCTCTGCTGAGATCAAGCGCGACATGGAGACCACTCTGTTGTCAAACCAAGCAAGCACGAACGGTAACTCAAGCACTGCTCGTAAATTGGGTGGTTTGCAAACATGGTTGGCAACCAACGGTGACTTTGGAACTTCCGGCGTTGCTGGCGCAAGCGGCACGACCACTCGTACCAACGGCACTAACCGTACCTTTGACGAAGCAACTCTGAAAACTGTGGTGAAAGAGGTATATGCCTCCGGTGGCAATCCCAAAGTGTTGATGGTCAACCCCGGCCATAAGCAGTTGGTCTCTGCCTTCACGGGTATCGCTGCACAGCGTTTCATGGCTCCTGCTGATGCACCTACCACCATCATCGGTGCTGCTGATGTGTATCTGAGCGACTTCGGCACGATCTCGGTCGTTCCCAACCGCTTCATGACCTCTACCAACACTTGCGATGAAGCTGCCTTTGTGTTGGATACCGACATGGCTGCTGTTGCCTATCTGCGCCCCTTCCAAACCAACGAGTTGGCTAAGACGGGTGACGCGGAAGTGACTCAGTTGTTGGTGGAATACACCTTGCAAGTGAACAACGAAGCTGCCCACGGCATCCTCGCTGACTTGACTCCCTAAGAGTGAATGCCCCCATGTTTAACCGCATGGGGGTTTTTCTATGAATCAGTTTCGTCAATCTGTTGCCCACGCCGATGGCGAAGGCGGCATCATCGTTGAAACACGCCAAGACATAACGGCAAACATCGAGCAAAATCTAAAGGAATTCAATTCCTACGATGAACGCGCACGATGGTCGGATGATATGTTTGGCAATAAGGTTGCTTCAATTCCTTTAACAGTGATTGACGATCTAAACGCAAAAGGCGTCATGAGAGGCTTTGCGGTAGTGGATGAAAAGAAATTCAAAGAATTCCTAAACAGTCCGGATAACCGATTTTTTAGAACACGACCGGGGCGAGTATGAGCATTGCTACATTCTCTGAACTGAGTACAGCGGTAGCCAACTATTTGGCCCGTAGTGACTTGACAAACGAGATTCCCGACTTCATTCGGTTTGCAGAACTGAGACTTCGCAGAGAACTCCGCATTCGGCAAATGCTCAAATCAGTAACCACCACTACGACAAGTGGGGATGGAACGGTAGAGATACCGTCAGACTTTCTTGAGGCTAGAGACTTCTATGTAACGGGGAACCCTCCGCAACCATTGACCTATCTGTCTCCATCGGTGTTTATCAGAAACACAGATTCTCATGTTCGCGGTAGAC